ATTAATAGACGTTTTAAACCTATTACAGGATGAGAATGTAATTCTATTTCTCCTAATTCTATAAATCTTTCTAATTGTGTCATTTTATGTTAAAGTAAATGTTTTAGTAACTCCTGAAATTCTCATTTTTAAATCTGTTCCATCAAACCAAATATCACCATCATTAGGTGTTGTAGGTGCTACACCACTTCTAAATCTTAAAGAAGCATTACTTGTTGTTGAAGCTCCTATATCACAAAAAGATGTTGGTACAGTAGTACCACCTAAGAATGTTTTTTGAAGTACGTTAAAATTTCTAGTTGAATTATTAACTGTAATACATAAATTATTAAAAGCAGAATCCCAAACATGAAAGCAATTAGTAGCATTAGCACCAGCACCTCCACGAGTAGAAGCGTTATTTGTAAATATAATATGTGTACTATCTCCAGTGCAATTTAAAGTAAGCACGCTTGATGGTGCTGCTATATTATAAAAACCAGGAACACCAGTTGCAGTATAATTAGTACCATTAAATTGTAAAACACTATTAGTTGTTAAACGACCGTTTGTGGTAGTGTAAGGTATTCTACTAGATGTTAAAGCACTATCATTTAAAGTAATTTCTTTTCTGGAAATACCTGTATTAATAGTAAAATATAATTTATCACTTAAATTTTCAACAGCTCCAGAAACAGGAGTTGTTAATAATGCTGATGAATTCTGTAATGTTAAAGAAGCTAATGTTGTTGTACCACCACTGATATTAACACTAGGACTATATAATACATTAGAAGTATATTTAAAATTAGCATCTGTATTAACAGTATTTAAAGTTCCTGTACCAAAAGGTATTACACCTGTTGTAGTTGATACATTTCCTTTAATACTACCTAAATCTTCTAATTCTAATATATTATCAACTGTTAAATTTGAATAGTCAACACCTTTAATTTTTAATATATATATTAAAGCAACTGGATAACTACTTGGAGTGCCAGTGAGAATATAATTCCCCAACGCATTAAAACTGGTGACATCCACTGTAGTTCCACCACTTGTTTGTGGAAGAAATCCTGTAGGCTGTCCATTCGAGATTGTACTGACGTATGCATCAATTCCACCTTTGAATTGGTCAATAAGGATTGTGGCTCCTGTCGGTGTGGTAATTGTTCCACTTGTTGAGCTAATCGTTGTAAAATATGCGACTTTGTATTCATTGTTCTCTAAAATAGTTAAGCGTGAATTTAATGTAGGGTCAACACCAGAGTTATTTACAAAAATTCTTTTTGTATTTTTTATTAGTACACTCATTACATTAAAAATTTAATTATTTATAATATTGTATATGCAAGGTATGAGTACCTGATTGAGCTTGTATAGCTCTAAAATTTTTTAAATTTTGATAACCATGTGAATCGAAAGCATCTAAATTACTTCTACCAATACCATCAGTTGTTGAAACAGCATATGTTGCTGGACCTACTTCTAAATATCTAATTGCTATACCAATAGCAGTAGATTCTAGTACTATTAGAGCATAATTAGCATCTGCTGGTACTGTTAAAGAAACACCACCTGCTGTATTATCAACTGTTAATTTTTGATAACCACAAGCTATTAAGTTCTTTTTTGTTAATTTTACTAGTTCCTGTATGGCAAGTTTACCACTATCTGCGTATGTCATTTTATTAAGTTTTAATTATTATTCACAATCACATAATTTACATATGTTAATTGCTTTATCATATAAATTTTCAAAATCTGTTAAAGTTAAGCAATTAGTTGCTCCTTCAGTTAAATTATATTTTAGTAATAAATTTATAATATCATTTAATATTGTAATATTATTAAATGAAGTTTTACATGATTTATCACCTAATGTTAGATTATCAACTAAAGAATCGGCTAAATTTGCTGAACATATCTGTAACCTGTATATTTTGATTTTAAGCTCGTCTTGAGTCATTTGAATATGTATTACCAAGTACCACCTGAAACAGCAGGTAATGAGCCTAAATAAGCTTTATAAGCTGTTGCTGTCATAAATGTATAACCATTATTACCACTATTTCTAACTAATACATCATAAGCACTAGTTGCTGTAGCAGCAATACCATTACCATCTCTGGTTTCATAAATAAAACCATTTACACCTTTAATACCACCAGGACTAATTTTAGAACCTGGTATAAAAGTTGTAGAATTACCAGTATATAGTAAATCTAATACCTGTACATCTAAAGGAGAAGATATTACTACAACTTGAAAGTAACCTGAATTTTCTATATATAATACTTGACCTACACCCATCCAAGAAGTATCAACTACATTCCATAAGTAAAGATTACTACCTAAAGAAGTTGAACCATTAAATGTTGTATAAGCATTTGAACCAGCAGGACCAGCAGAGCCTGTTGCTCCAGTAGCTCCAGTAGCCCCTGTTGAACCTGTAGCCCCAGTTGGACCAGTTGGTCCTGTCGCACCAGTATCACCTTTTGGACCTTGTGGACCAGAAGCAATAGATATGCTATTTATATTATCATCACAATTACACATTAATTACAAGTTTTACAGTTAGTATTTTTACAAATTTTACTAATAAGAGATTTAATATTATCAAATGCTGATGTATTAAAACATCTACCAGCATTTTTTAAAGATTCTAATAATATTCTAGCCTTATTATAATTTTTTATTTTATCATTATTTATTTTATCAGAACATGAAGCTTCTATATCAATAGAAGTTAATAATTTACTAACACAACATTCGGAATTACAGTAAAAATAATATGATGTTGTAGTACTATAAACAGTATCGGTATCATCATCTAGTACTGTATAAATAAATTGCCAATAACCATCTTCAATAGAAGTTTTATCAATATCTTCTAAATTAATAGTATAGGTAAAATCTGTGTTAGTAGTTGGAAAATCACCAGTAATATACATATCTATGGTATAGCTGTTATCACTAGGGTCAATTACAGTTAAGGTGGCTTGAACAATATCTATAATATCGCTATTAGGTGCACCATAACCACCTGTATTTGTTGTAGCATTATAAGCACCTGTTAATTCGCTGAATGTTAACGTTGAACAATCAGATGCTAAACACATTTTTATTTTAGGTATTAATGCCATTTTTAAGTTGATTTAAAAAATCCCCAGTTAAAATATACGAATATACTTTAACCAGGGATATAACAAAAGGATAAAAGTATTAAATTGAAATATTTGCAAAAGCTCTTGGTGTACTAGCCATCCAAGTATTTAATACAGCTTGCAAATCTGTTCCTGCGCTAGATAAAGTTGTATAAGCTCCACCAGCATCAATAGATGGTACTGCAATTACAATTGATTTATTAGCTACAGCAACAACTCCTGTAGGAGTAGTAATAGCATCGTTAAATTCGATAGTTACTAAGTCATATTTAAATCTTACTTTAGCAGCAGCAGCAGATAAACCAGCAGTTAATACTGAGGTTAATACAGCAACTGTAGTACTAATGAAATATTTAATTTCGTAGTTAACACCACCTAATTCAACTTTTTCACCAGCTCTAAGCATGGCAGCTACAGTAGCACTAAAAGTTACTTTATCTTCACTTATAGTACCAGTAACAGTTGGAACAATTGCAGAACTTAGAATATAACTAGATGAACTAGAATAATCTAATACTGGAATTGGCCATAATCTACGATTTAAAACTCCTTCATAACCTAAAGCTTTATTCTCAGCAACATAAACTTGGTCATAAGTACCTGAACCATAAGTCATAGCTTGAATTTGTGTACAAGTTGTAGTAGTACCAAAACCACTAGAATCATCTACATGAGCTGAAAAATATACTTTATTAGGAGTATAAGTAGTAGCAAAATATTGGTCAATGTCTTTAGATGTAATTTCTACACCATAATTAGAAGCACTAGTTAAACCATATACTCCAGTACCATCACCAACAACAATAGCTGTTACAATAGCTTTATAAGAACTAGCATTAATTATGCCAGCTATTTGAGTAGCAATACTCAATTGAGTTGCACTAGTAGATGATTGGAAATGTGGATTTAACACTTCAGGACGTTCTGAATATAAAGTTTTATCGTTTTTAAAACGAAGAGTAAAGTGATAATCAGAATCGTTATTCACTTCAATAGTTCCAGTAGCAGTTTTACGATTATAACCAATAGCCCATACTTCTCTTTGAGAAGGTTTGTAAGACTCAGCGTTATAATTTAAAACTGAAGTACCATCAATTTTACTTGATTTTTTAAGATAGGTTACTCCTGAACTATCAGTTTTAGATTCAACAATAAAAATTGCTGGTTGAGTGCTAATAGTATCAGCACCTGAAGGGTCTAAAGCTGTCCAATCGGAACCAAATACACCAATCTTACCTGATGTTACTGCACTAGTTGCTGCGTTATTAGCGGGTAGTGCAGTCCCGTCACTAATAAAAATGTTTTGTACTCTGTGTAAATTATTCATTTTATTTTTAAGTTTATAATTTCTATTTTATTTATTTATTTTTAATTAAGATAATACTGTAAAAGATATTTTTAAAGTACCTGATAAAGCATTTGTTGCATGTGCATTAAGCAAATTTACAACAAAACTACCTGAACCAGGGGTTACGTTTAACAATAATGGAAGACCATTAGTTGAAAGCGTTCCTGAATAACCTGTAATAGTTGCTACAATTGCTGTAGCAGAAGATGTAACATAACTATTAGTTACTGTAAAACTAGTTGATGAACCACCAGCTAAAGTTGAACTAACAGTAGTAATTACACCACTAGGTTTATTTAATGTTACACCAGTAGTAATTGATGTTGCTTGAGTAACTGCTCCAGTACTTGGAGTTAGTTTACCTTCAAGATTTGTTATTGCGTTTAATCTTGTTATAATTTCATCTACTTTAGATGATTTAACCTTTGTATTAGGTATTTGTGTACCTAAAAAAGGTTTAGGACTTGTTTTTGATATTCCTGCCATTTATTTAATATTTTAATTTATTCATTAGTATTTATAATTTTATTATAAGATTGTAGTCTTTTAGCCTCAATATTTTCAAGAGCTATATCAACCATCATATCAACTATTTCATCATGTGTATGTTCAGATAATTCAAAAGTTTGATTACTTGCTAAACTAAAATCTAATGGTTTTCTGATATATCTTAAATTATAATATGGTAAAGTACAATTATTAGGAAGAAGTAATTCTGCATAATTTTTATACATTAACCTTAATATTTTAGTATTATCAGGACCTTTAAAAGGGTCTGAATAAGTTACATCAAAATCAACATGTTGTAATGGTTTAACTAGTACACTAATACCTTGTATTACTTCTGTAGTAGGATTTTCTCCTAAAGGATTAGTAACAACAGTTATATTTTCATTACAAGAAGGACAATTAATTATTGCTCTTTCATGAATAGTGAACCAATGATTATTTGGTAGTTGAACAAATACAGAGTTGTAATCTATATTTTCATTATTCTTAACTAAGTTTGATAAGACAACATTTTCAAGTATAGCTTTTAAATCTTCAGTTCTTTTTTGAGTTTCTTCAAAAGAAGTTCTTTTAGTATTAGTTATACCATACCTTTGTTTAATATATCTTACTTGAGCCTGAGTAGCTAATAAATCTATTTCTTCAGGTTCAATATTAGGATAATTTAAAGCATCTGCTTTATCTAACCTAAATTTAAAATTTATATGTACATCTGAAGCTGTCAAAGTTTATTATTTTTTAGTTTTTTAAGTTTAGATTCAAGAGTCAATCTTTCTGTTTGATTTTTAATATCATTAAAATATTCAACACATTCATTAATACTTGAAGCTATTGTATCATCACCATATTTAATAGAATTTGCTTTACGTGTTAAAAGTTTACGCTCTAACAATTCATATATAAATATTTTAGTTCTAAGTTCTTTATCTGTAATAACATTAAAAAAGTTTTTAGGGTCTTTTTTCATTTCTTGCATTAACTGTAATTGAGCAGAATCAGCACTCATTAAATCTGTACCATTCTTACCAAACAATCTTAAAGAACCTTTTACTTCTTCTGGAGTTAATCCTAAGATTAATTTCATTCCTTCAAGTTCAAAATTTAGAGTTTGTAATTCTACTTTAGCTCTAGCTTCTTCATCATGAATATAAAAAGTTACTCCTGGTTTGTTTTTTTCAATTTCTGAATTAGCAACATCTGAATGTGCTAACAAGATTTTGTATTTAATCTGATTGATTGGATTATCCAAAACAATCTCTGTTGTTTTATTATTAAATAGTCTTATTGAGTTTTCGTCATTAAACTTTTCCCAAAAAGCTTTACTATTTTTATTTAATTCTTGTGGTTTAAGATTTAATTCGTTTTCATAAAATCTTTCTTCTTCAGGAGTTAAACCTGTATTATAACCACCTTTTGAATTAATTTGACAGCTTAAAACTGTTACTGATTTAGGATATGCTGAAATACCAAAATAACCTGGTTTTGCACACCTTTTAATTTTTACCACTTCTGGCCCATTAAATTCCATACTTTTATTTTTTGTTTACTTTTATTTTTTGTTTATTTAATCTACACAAGGTTAAATTAATAACCCTGTGTAGATTTCTATTTAATTAATGTTAAGCGAGGTTTTCAATATCAAGTACAAATTGTCCTGCATCTGTAGGGTCTTTTAACATGATACCACATTCAGCCATTGCGTGGAATTCATATCCATCAACAGGAGAAGCTGAAGTACCATTTTTCTTCATACCAAATGGAGAACACAATCCTTCAATATAAGTAGTTGACATCTCACGACCATTGTGATAAACTTTCATAACGTTAGATTCACCATTAGAATTCATCTTAAAGTTAAGGAAAGTAGCTTTATAAGATTCTGCTGGTTTACCAGTTTGTGGATGCAATTGTCTATTACGAACAACTGAGTTATACAAAGGACATTCTTTTAATGTAATTCTATCACCATTCAAACCAACATAAGTTTTAAATTGACCACCTAGAGCAAGTTCTTGACCTGAACCAGTGATAAATTTAGTATCAATTAAGTTGTAGTTTGAAGCTGAACGTTTCATAGCTTGGTCAAACAAGTTCATAAATTGACGACCACAAAGAGCTACATACTCTCTAGGACCATCTTCAGTACCATTGTAAGACAAATCATCTATGAAATCACGAATTGTTTGTTCACTAAGAGTAGTGTATTTACGTTTGTTTGCTGGAGCAATTTGTTCTTCTAAACCTGCACCACTATAAATTGGATTACCAGAAACACCTTTCATAGAAGTAGTACCATTTTTTGCAACGTTACCCTTACCATAAATATAAGCAATTTCCATTTCATCCATCCATTGTGCCCAAAATTCCCACTCAGCATATTTTACCCAAGTATAAGAAATTTCTTTACCTTCAGGACCTAAGATACCAATTTTAAGAACTTTAGCTTGAGCAGCACCAGATACACTATACATTTTACGGAAAGTAGTCATGTAATTCTCCATCATAAACGGAGTAGCATAATTAGTGTCTCCACTAGTACGTGAATGGTCGTGTTCTACAATGTTGTAGTCTTTAGACAATTCTTTACCAGTAGCTAACAATGATTGAGGTACATACAAAGTTGGGTCTTTTGTAACCAACTGTAATACATAAACATAATCATTACCATCTAAATAAGGTTCATCCATTACACGTAAAGAATACTGATTATCATCAGGTACTAATACGTCACCAAGAGCAAACCATTTTTCAGCTAAACCTACTCTAAAAGTAGTATTTTGAATTCCTGGAGTAGAACCACCATCATTATAAGTTGATTGTGCTACTGAAATAGGTACAGCTTTTTGGCTATCACCCATTAAAGGCCAGCGATAAACAATGTTATCCAATCCTTTACTTCTACCTGTACCACCTGTTAAAAATGAAAGTGCGTTTTTATAACCATTCATTTTGTTATATACACGTACAATCACTTCCGAAGCCATTGCTGGTTCAGTTAGAAAGAAGTTTGATAAGTGTGTTGCTTGGGTAAGACCTGTATGCCAATTCCCTTGACTTATCTGTAAATCATTTAATTGCATTTGTTAAGTTTTTATTTTTTAAGTTAATAATTTTATATTAGTTTTTTGAATCCTGCAAATGGATTATCTCCACTGAAGTCTTCTGATTGACCAGAAGATATTTTTTCCTTAGTTGTCTTTTGATGATTTCTAAGTAAATCTCCTAGTTTTCTACTAGCTTTTGTTTCTGCTTGCTTCTCTAATTTTGACATATCAAAACCCATAGAAGATTGTAAAGCAAATAATAAACTAGCATCTTTATCTTTTTCTAAAGCTTCTTGATAAGCTGTTTTACCAGTTTTCTTATCAACTACTGTTAGATGGTCCCAAATCTTTTCCTTAATTTTAGGAGTTAATTTAAAACCTTTTATTTCTTCTTTAGAAAACAAGTCTTTTTTAAAATCTTCAAATTCTTGTTTTTCTTTTAATTTTTGTTGTTCAGCTTTAGTTTTTTGTGAAATAACTAATTCTTCTTTTTGCTGAGTTTCATACTTCTGTAATTTAGTAATAGCTGATTTAGCTCTTTTTTCTAAAGTACCATTATCTTTCCATTCAGTAATAATATCAGTAATATCTTCTTCAGTTTCACCAGCCAATCTTAATGACTCAGCTACTGCTAATTCTTGTTTACTTTCATTATCAGGATTAAAGTTTTCCCATGAATGATTACCATAATAAATATTTAAGAAGTCTTTAGGATTACCACCATTTTGTGTAAATTCTAAAAGCTTTTGAAATTCATCAGGTAAAGCTTCTACCCATTTATTAATTCTATTTTGAGTAGTTTTAGTAACTAATTTTTCAAGACCTTCTTCTGATTCTTCAAATTCTTCATCTGTATCATCAAAATCAATAACTCCTTTTTCATGTAACTTTTTAGTAAACACTCTTAATACAGAAGTTTCATTTTCTTCAGTTTCTTCTAAATCTTCAGTTTCTTCTACTTCTTCACCTTTAAGTTTTTTTGCTATTTTTTCAGCTTGTGCAGCTAATGCTTTATCAGCAGCAATCATTCTTTCTTGTTCTTCAGCAGTTAATTCTTTTTCTTCATCCTCAATTACAGTTTCATCTTTATCCTCAATGTCTGTAGGTGGAACAAATTCATTTTTAATTATTTTAAATCCTCCAAAAGGATTTACTTCTTCTTTACTTTTACTCATGTTGTTATACTATTAATATAATGTTTATTTACGATTATGCAAATTTATTTATCTTGTTTTATGTTTAATGAATTATGCTCTTATAGCTAATAATTATAATCTGGTTATTTTAAAAACTTTAATTTATAGATGGTTTGATAACATAATTTACTAATTTCATCAAGTTCATTTTGAATCCATGTTTCTTTAAACATTGAATAAACTCTTCCACCATCTATTAATCTAGTTAATTCTAATATTGTTTCAACAGCATCTATATTACTATTAGAGCTTGATATACTAATATTTAATAAGCCATATTTACCTTGATAAGATTCTGCTAAACCATCTATTAAATCTAATAATTCATCATAAAAATCATTCAATGCTTTATGTTCAGCATATGAACCTAATTGACCTGGATTAGTAGGTCGTAAATGACGCAAATGTATTGTATCTCTTAGTTGGAAAAGCTTACCAAAGAAATCAGCAGGACTACTTGTTACTATTGGTTTGTTTATATCTAAAGCCATTATTTACTTTTTTTAGGTTTTGCAGCAGCTTTTGACCTAGCTATTGCTAATTTAACTCTTTCTATTTTTTCTTTAGCAGCAAGTTCTTTTTCTTTCATTTTAAGCTCTTTTTCTTGCATACGTTCTTGCGAAGCATTTTGCGTTTTAATAGCTTCAATCTTTTTATTTTCTAACTCTTGCTTCATTCTTAATTCTTTATCTTTTAATGATAATTCATTTGAATGTTTAGTTTTATCATGTTCAAGTTTATATTTTTCTAATAAAGCGTTTTGAGCAACTTCTTGTTGGTCTAAAGCTAATTTACCTATTTCTAATGGGTCAGGTATTCCATTAGCATTACTATCAGTATCAGCAGCTTTAAAGTAATTAGCTATTTCTTGAACTTGAATCTTAGTAGCATTATTTTGGTCAATCTCATATTGCTTCAAATCTCTGTCTTTTTGCTTCTCTTCAAGTTGCATTTGAACTTGTTTTTCTTGTGAAGCTAATTGACCTTCTTGCATAGCCTTTTCACGTTCATATTTAGCAGCTTCACCTCTTTGGAGTATTCTAACTATGTCGGCAGGATTATCGTTGATTATAGTGTCTATAATTGCGCTTAAATCAGCTTTATCACTATTCAATGCTGCTTGAGATAATTGTTTTAAAGTTTCTACTACTTGCAAATCTTTTGAACTATTAGATACAAAAACATTAAATTCAGAGTTATCTAATTCTAATTCTTCAACATCTAACATTTCAATACTCATATCATCTAATACATATTGAACTTTCTTACCATCTCTAAAAGCTATTTTAGCACATTCTATTAGAGCAGTATAAACTCTACGTTTAACTTCATCATGTGAATCAAATAGATATTCAGTAATTAAAGCTGATTGTTGAACACTTCTTTCAACATTACCAACTAATTCCTGATTATTAATAACACCTAATCTTTGAGGACTAACCCCACTAATAAATACTATTTGTGTTTTAATATATTCAAGAGTATTAATATATTGTTGAATAGTATTTGATAAACTTAAATCTACAGATTGAAATTGATTAAACTGTGAATTTTTACCAATAGATGAACCTTTACGACTTTCCTCAAAACTATTAACAAAAGCTATTTTCATAGCTCTTAAATAGTACATCCATTTTTCAATGTCCATACCCTCACTTCTAGGAATTTGTGCCAAGTCCATTAAAAATACTTTACCAATATCACTAGCAAAAGCTAATTCTAATCTATAAGATATAATATTATATAGATATTGATAAGGTTTTAATCTATCCATTAAAGATACACTAACACTATTAGTTGCATTATAGATTAAACCAGTATAACCTAATTTACAATAATATGGATTATCCATACGTCTGCGTTGATTAGTTTTAGGTTGACAATTTATAAATATATTTTCACCTATTTTAATACCTTCCCAAGCTTCATTAATCCAAAATTCTTCAATTACAGCATCTGGAAATGATAATTTAAATATTTGAATATTAAATGATTCATCAACTATTTGTTCAACAGGTAAATCATTTTCATCTGTATAATTTAAATGATACAATTTTTTAAGTGATTTCCATTCAACTCTAACAACTCTAATTAGTTCAGAATTAAATGAACCAGCAGTAGAGTTAATGCTTGAGAAATTAGAAATACCTGTATCAACTACACCACCTTTTTTATCAATTGTAAATGTAGGATTATTATTAATTAGGTTATAAGCTGAAGTAAATCTTTTAGATATTGCTTCAATCTCACCAACTTGTGTAGGAGTTAAGTCTGAACCAAATTCATCTATAATAGATGATGGAGATAACATTCTAACTTCTACAACAGCTATTGCATCATCAATATAATCTGTATCACCATCTAATATTACAGTAGTGTTTAGAGGATTACATCTTCTAAAAAATACTTCATTATTAGCAACACCGCACCAATATATTTCTTCACCTGCTATTAAAGCATCTTTCCAACCTCTTTTAAATACTTCTTTAGTATTTAATTCTTTCTTTAAATGCTTTAATATTTTATTAGCCTGTGATTCGATTAAATCTGAAACATTGTGTTTCTCATATTTAAGTATTTCTTCAGGTGTAGGTAATGGTTGATTAGGGTCAACAGTCGAAGGGTCTATTTCAGCTTGTAATTTTTGCTGTAATAGAGTTACAATTTTTTGTTTAAGATTCTTTTGTTTCCTATTAATATCATTAGTACTAGAAGATATAACAATACAATTATCATTTCTTTTAGTTTCTTCACCCATTAATAAATTTAATGGTGGACTAACAACATCATAATGTTGTAATGTAGCTGGAAAATCATTTTCACCTTCTTTTAGACCTAAAGGATTGCAAACGTATTCTAAGTCAGCTTTATTAAATCTACCATTAAGAAGGTCATAATTAATCTTTTTATTATAGTTAGTAGTTCTATTAGAAGCTACTGAACTGTATGATAATCTTTCGTAAAAGTTTATAACATCTTTTTTCCAAGTGTCATTCTTTTTACTAAAGGGTAATCGTTGAACTGGTAAAGCCAATTTATATATTTTTAATTGTTAGTATTTTATTTTATTATATATGTTCTTTTGGAACAATCTTTTAGAAAAGAAAGCATCCATTTCTAAAATAGTTTTAGGTTGCATCTCTTGTAGTTGTATATTATGCATCTCTTTAGATTGTAATATACATAACATAAATGCTACAACTCTATCTGTATTAACTTCTCTATCATAAGCTATAAGCTCTTTTAGTAAAGGAATAGACTTGATAGTATGCAGGTTTAATATCTTAGTATCATCTGGACCAGTTCTTTCTTCATATAACCATTGTTTTAAGTAAAGCTCACATTGGTCTTTAATACCTGTTGCGCTACCTGCTCCACGATTCATATGAATACCATATCCTCTTGATACTTTAGAATTCTTAACCATATCTTTAATTATCTGAGGTTGTTCACATAAATAATGTAAACTATTTTTCATTTCAAAATATGCTTTTAAACCTTTAAGTTGATTTTCATATAATGCTTTACCATTGTAATAAATACAAAGCTTTCTGCATATTTCATAAAAATCATCTGCTCGTTCAGGTCTGCCAGTATATTCAGCAACTAAATGGTCATAAGATGTACCATTATGGTAAAATCTTTTATACACTAAACAAGAACCTAACGAATCACTTGATTCAGCTTTATCTTGGTCAAAAGGGTCAATTCCCAATATGTATAAACCATATGGTGGGTCTTCAATAGGGTCTTCATATATTACTACACATCCTGTTTTAGAATCTTCTTTATTTAAAGGATAATTTACAATATCGTTTAAATCAGGATTTAATTTAGCTTTTATTCTATTATCAGTATCAAAGTATAATTCAACTTTCTTTTTATCATTTCTTAATGATGGAGTAGTTTCTAATTTACTTAACCACTCTAACATTTCAATAGATGCAAATACAGCAGACTTATCTCTTAAAAAACCTTCTCTCCAAGTTAAAGGAAACTGTGTAATAACACCATGATGTGCTTTAGCATCTAATCCACCTTTAGCTTTCTCTCTTAAATACATAATATCATCATAAGCAGCAGCTTGATTTGAATTACCATCAGCATCAACCATAGGATGTCTAAACCATGATGATTTAGGATTCATACAATAACCTTCTCTACCTTTTAAGGCTGAACTGAAATAACCAACTTTTAATTTAGTATTTTCATTATCATCAAATTCAAGCATATTATATTTGCCTGGATTTGTAAATATTTCATAAAAATACTTACTACCACTATCCATATCTGATGAACTACCAAACATGATTGTTACACCTGAATAATTAGAACCAGCTTTAATAAGAGGTTCAGTGAATGAGTAAGTATCTGTTATATTAGGGAATACACCAGCTTCATCAAGAATCAATTTAGAAGCACTTTTACCTACAGCAGCAGTTGGATTATCTTTAAAGCTTATTGCTCTAACAGAGCTTTTATAACCTTTCCATACTTTAATACCACCTGCATCATATTGATACCTTGCTATAATATTATCTTTTAAATCTGGATTCCTTTGTTTCCTAAATTCAGTATTAGTATTTAACCAATTTAAATTCTCAATAGTCATTCTCATTGTTTCTAAACCAAATGATGATAAGAATGTACCTATAATTGAATTAGAACCTGGAAAGAATGAAAACTCCCAAGCACATATTGCTGCTGCTTTATAAGACCAACCTTGACGACGACCTTTAAGAGCAACTAAGCATTTTTGATTCTTTTCACAATACTCAACCATGTGAAAATACTCATAATCTAAATCTATAAAATTAGGAAATCCTTCTATCTTTTTCCCTGTAACATCATCATATTTAGATATTCTACAAAAATTTAAATAAAAGAAATGATGCCCTGTAATTCTTATACCAGAACTATTGGTAAAACCAATAAGACATTTATTTCTAACATCTTTCCAAAAATCAGCATATTCTTTCGTACCCTCTTGTAGATGAGTATAAAATCCTGTGTCATTAAATATCTCAGCAAGATAACTAAACTCTTTAGAATTAGTAAACTTTTCTACATAAGGAACATAAGGATTAATTACGTTTATATTTTCTTCCATTAGTCTTTATCTTCAAATAATCCTACTTTAACATTACCTCTAGCTTTACCTTTTAAATCTTCTTCTGATTGAACTTTTTTTTCTAAAATAGCTAATGTTTCAAAAGCTTTACCTAATCTCTCAATAGTATTTAATATACTATCAGATTTCTTTTTAGCTTCTGTAATATCTTCACCATCTTCAAATTCAATATTATCTAAATGGTCTTTTAATTTAAACAATGATAATCTACAAGAGTCTAACATTGCTTCTGATATACTTTTATTTGTTTCCTTTTGATTTTTTTTCATAATTAAAGTATTAATTTAGCACTCGTATTATCTTCAGTTTCATTATATAAATGCTCGGGAACTAATATATTAGGTCTTTGAGTTTTATTATACCATTCTGAAAAGAATTGCATTGCTTCTTCTAAAGCTTGTATTCTAATCTCTTGTTTCTTAATAATATCTTCTTGATATAATAACAATGAACCAATTTTAAGTTGACCTTCAACTGTAAATCTTTCAATTATATTCTTTTGGTCTAAAGGTTTTGAATTATCTATTTTCATTATTCTACTATATAAACTTCTTCTTCTCTAACAGAGAGATATTTAACTTCATCTAATACTATCTCAATACCTACATGTTTATTAAAATGTACAATATCTTTAATTTTAATTTCTTTAACTTCATTACCAATTGATACCACTTTACCTTTACTTGGTTTATCTCCTTTAATTGAAGAATCAGGAATTATGATACCTGATTTAGTAGTTGTTTCTATTGGTGTTGGGTCTATTAATATTCTTTTACCTATTGATTTCATTATTCACTTGTTTTTATAACCTGATATAAAGCATTACTAAAAGAATCTACAAATTTCTCATCTTGTGATAATTCTATATAACCTAAAGATTCTAATATTGCATGAGTAGTTTCATGTAAGAAAGTATGCTCTTTTAATTCTTTTTTTAAATTCTTTCTAAGTTCTAATATTCCTAAATCTGACTTACATTGTCCTAAAACACTTTCACCATTATTAATTACTTTAGGTAATTGTACTACTTTGTAAGTTCTGGATATTAAATTAAATTGTTTAGGTACTGTAAATTCCATTATTTATATCTTTTAGACTTATAAGCAAATCCTAGTATTGGTATAGACCTATTCTGAATAATACTTTTAAGTTCTTCATAAGGTTTATCTATTTTAAAATAAGTACCATTAGATAACACTTGTGAATATTTTTTAATATGTTTGCCATTTTTAGAATCTATAAATTCTTCGAGTTCAATAGTATCTAAATCAAATAGTTTTTTAATCTTATCATTCTTAACTAATACTTTCTTTGTAGAACTAGTAATATCTGATAACACTATTAATTCATAATTTCTCATACTACATAACAATTAAAACTTAATCCTTTATGTGTTTTTCTAATTCCTTTTAATATTTTATAAACAGATGATTTATCAATATTAAATTTTTCTTTTATACTATTTATATTACCTGTATGAATAATTTTATTATTTTTAATAACATTTATAATTTTATTATATTTACAATTTAGTCTGTCTTGTCTAATTTTTTCTTTATATTCAGCAGTCATAATTGTTCTATCTGGTAAAAAAGAATTAAATCCTTTTTCTAAAGAATTATATTTAATCATATTTTTCTTTTCTAAATTTAAAAGTTCTGATTCTTCACATTTTTCAATTATTTCAAATCTAATAGTTTTTAATGTATATTTATTTACAAATCTTTGTAAATGAATTGAATGATGTTTATTTAATTCTAAATCTCTTTTGTGTTTCCAAAGTCTTCCTTCAATATCTTTAGAACTACCTATATAAACTCTATCATCTAAAATATTATATATTTTATATATACCACATATTTTCATTACCAGTTTCCTAATGGACATTGACTATCAGATTTAAGTTTTGCTGGTAAAAAACAACCACATCCTGGATATTCTTTTCCTTCAAATCTTAATTCTTCATTATATTGGAAATCTTTAACAGCTTTACCATTGACTCTTTTAGAACAATAATTGTTTACGTTAAGAGGACATGATGCGCAAACATTAGCTTTAATATTGGCAGACTCTTTAACTGAGTCATTATCAAACCAATAATTACCAAAGCCTTTTATAATATCATTTAGTTTTTTAAAATTCATACTCATCGTTAAATCTTTTTTGACTTTTTTGACCATTTTTAAATGTAACTCTACCTTGCTCTAAAGCTATTAGGAATGTTGTCGGTTTAAATTTACCTAAACCTTTAATATGAACTTCCCGCAAATCTCTCTTATAGATATGTTCAGCTAATAGTTTATATTGTGAATCAACTATCTTTTCTAATTCAAACTTACTAATTCCATGTTCAGCTTTCATTTCACTTAATATTTCATCAATTAACTGACTCATTCAATTTTAATATTTTAAGTTCAATATTGTTTTTACTATATGTTAATCTGAATTTAAAATCCTTATTTTTCTTTTCATAATACGATAAACCATGAAATAACTTATTTATAAATTCCTCATAATTATCAATATCATTTATTCTATAATTAGTTGTTACTATTATCATAAGAATACTGGTATGTTAATTTACCCTCTTGTAGTACTTGTAATATTAGAGGATTAAATAAGTAAACCATATTATAACCTTCTTTATTAACAAATATTCCTTTAGTTCTTAATCTTTTAATATAATTATTAGTAACAGCTTTATTCTTATTTAAAACCTTTCTAATATGCTCTCTAGTGTCAGTATTAACTTCCAATCTATTAGATTCAAGCATTGTTAGAAGTATATCTAATTCAAAAGAACTAAGGTCTAATAACTTATTTAAAACTTCACTATAATATTCTTTTTTATCTTTAAGTACTTTTACTAGTATCATCTTTTGTTTTTATATTATTAATATAACATTTTTTAGTTATCTATCCAAATTTAAATGATAATAATCAGATGTTATCTTTTCTATTAATTTCTTAAATTCTTTCTTATCAAGTTTAATAGCATCTGTATTAAGTAATCTATAAGTCATTATATTCTTACTATAAACAGCCAAATCCCTTGTTTTATCATGTTCTAATTGCTCAGGGTTATCTTTATGATGTTTACCATCTAATTCAATACAAGCGTCTTGCTCTGGTAGATAAAAATCAAGTATATAGAACTGGTATCTATTAATAAATAGTATATGCTGGAACTTGTAAGTTATTTTCATATCATCTAATAAAGACATAATATGTTTCTCGTAGATTGTAATATTGTTAATTAACTCTTTACGACGAGAATTGGCGAGTCTTTTAGGATGAACAAATTCATTACGAGCTTTCCTTTCAGTAGCTTTAATAAAGTTAAGTTCCCTAGGTTTTTCTTTTTTAGCCATAATATATACCTTATCTCTATTAGAGACATAATAATTTAAAATTAATCAATAAGAGTTCCTTGCAAATCAAGCTTTTTGATTTACTTAACCCATATAGGGTTATTTTGATTTTAAGGCTTATTAAGACCGTTTAACTTTACCAAAGCATATTTACTATGCAGTAGGGATTACTTTCAACCTGGTTTATTCCAGAGCCATTCTACGCTATTGTACCCCTTGAATTAACTTACCTATATTTAAAATCATTTTGAGAAGAGGGTTAATCTCAGAACTATGGAACTCTAAAGTTGCTCCTACAAAACCCTGTTCACTAAAAGTTCCTTTCTCAAGGGATTATTTCAGCTATGACTCTCTACTATCAATATAACACTTTTATTTCAATTATCCTAATTTTTTAGCAATTATTTTTAAATAATATTTAATTGTTGCATTAATTTCTTTAATTCTGACTTATTTTTAATATTTAACCAAATTTCATTATTATAAGTACCTTTACTAAGGTCTAATGATGTATAAATTCTAATTTGATTATTATAATGCTGTAAATAATAATCAGATAATTTATAATTTATCTTTTTATTATCTAGAATCCACCCTAAACTTTCAATATCTTTTTGGTCTAAGTATTTAACTCTAATTTCTTCTTTTTTAATATGTATTTTAAATTGTATTTGTTTCATATTCCAATCAATATAATCACAAGGATGTTTAACTTCTTCAAACATTCCTGTATTATAATTTAATCTTTCATATTCAAAACCTACATATAATTCTTCAATTGAAGGAGTATAATATTTATTATCTTCATTATTCATTGGTAAAATCATCTTGCCCCATTATTTCTTTTCTAAATTCTTCGGCTTTTTCATAGTTAATCATCTCTTGGTTGAGTTGTTTAAAATGGTCGCCATCCCCCAAATCATCATAATAATGTTTTCTTTTAACACCTGTTTTAAGATAAACTACTTTTTGCCCATCTATGTACATGATTCCTTTTAATTCTGAATCATTGAAATTTTTACTTTTTGTCCTCATTATGCTTTTTTTAATATTAATAATATTGATTGATTAAAACACTCGTTAAATAATTGCTCTAATTGAGTTACATTTGCTGTTACAGACCACCCATCCATTACTATAGTATAAGTGTGGTTTTCATTTTTTATTACTTGTTTCATAGTGTAAAATTACACATTATTTTTTAATTGTGCAAATTTTTTTTAATTTTTTTTAATTTTTTAAATTTTTTGTAGGTATTTTGATTTGATGCACCCCAAACAAACCTACCCCTACTTAACTTCGACGAAAAGTCAAATATATTAAACTAAACATTAAAAACTACAATCATGAGCAATTCAAATTCAAATCTCGGAGTTCCAGCAGGTAAATTAACAGATTACCTTAAATCACAAGGTGCTGTTACTGCATCACTTGTTAATGGTCCAAATGGTGACTTTGTGTCAGCCAAGAAAGCTGATAGCACAACCTTTACTCTACCTGTTGGTAAGAAGTCACAAGGTGGTAGACTTACTGAAATGAACGTTTTATTAGTGCCAACTGAAAGTGGTGAAGTGGCTGTTGCTACTATGAACAACTATTCAACTGTTGACACTATTGAATTATAACTGGCGGTTGGGTTGGTTACAAATAGTTTGGTTACATGAAGCGTTAGCTGAAATGTAGCCTTACTATTTGTTATATATTAATCAATTATTAATCATTAAACAAGTTATTATGAATCAATTAGGATATAATAGTAATTCACAATATGCTATATTTTGGGTTGAGGTAAAAGCATGTTATGATGATTTGTGCCAGGTATGCACATATAATTTGGCATTACAAGCTCAATTTAGAGCTGTTACAAGTAATTAAATATATTGTAAGTTTATATATTAAACAAGGATAAATGGTAGAATTTTAACTCGTTTACTACCAGACTGTTGTACTTACATAATATTCAATTGGCTTCTAGTGCATTAGGAGCATAGTTTGCTAGAATGGTTGTCTAATTAGCAACGCATTTATATGTTTAACTTAAACAATTGATAAGAGTGATTCAAACCAATGAATTTGCTCTTTTAGAATGAGTGAATGGTGGATAATAAAGTCAATAAAAGTCCACCATTCCTCATTTATTTACACTACAAGACTCAAGATAATTTCAATTAATTATCTTTAAATTATAATATATAACTAATTCTAATCAATTACTGCGCATAAATGCTTGTAATTAATAAGAATTAGTAATCAAATAATCATTATATAATAATATATTATCCTTGAATGGTTTAATATGTTGTATTATGGTGATTATTTGATTAATTATTTGGATTTGTTAGTGGATTTGATGATTTATTTGCAGTCCACATCTAACCAATTATCATCCAACACTCTCAACATAACATCTAATTATTACCCTCTCTAAATAATTTATAGCTTAAAATTAAAGTGCGACTGATGATTGCTGAAATGCATGAATCATCTATTCTTTAGATGAATCGCAGGTTGAGGGTCTGTTAAGTATGCCCAAGATACCCATGAGTTTTAATAGTTGTTGATGCTTAACATAAAAACTATTTTAAAATAATCGTATGAATATCTCATACTATATAATCTAAAGATATACCTTAGATTACGAATCTAACAATCTCTGTAAACAGAGTTTAACCTTTAGCAAGTTATGAATATAGTATATTATAAAAGTATTGCAGTGGCTTGACAACCACAATATAAAGTGTGTCATTATGATAATTAAAAGAATGCTATATTGTGACTAATATAGGGCGTAAGCTGAAGTCTGGGGAGTCCTAATCCTCATTAGTGGGCACATTAGTAATAATGTTGCCCTAAATACATTGGATTTATTAACCTTTAAAACAAATCTTATGCTTTTAAAAACAATATTATTACTATTGTGGATGATATTAACCTTAATACTAGTATTTAGTTTAATAGGTTTTGCATTATTAATAAGTTCTAATAATTATCAAAAAACAACTTGGATGGAAATTGGTACAAGTTTAGTTGATAGTATTATTGAACCATAAAACACTGCTTTCATACTTTACATAGAAAGTATTAAAATTAAGCTTATTATGCTATTAATTGTAAAACCGAAAACTGAAGATATACAGTTCATTAGTACACGTAATAAGCTTATTTTTGCTCCTTTCGTCTAAAGGTTCAGGACACTAGGTTTTCAATCTAGGAATAAGAGTTCGAGTCTCTTAGGGAGTACTAATTGAACAATGGCGTAGATAAGGGTTACTTCGACTGTTTAATCGTGTGGTCGGTGGTTCGAATCCATCCTAATAGTAATATTAGTAGCTCAGTTGGTTAGAGCACAAAAATTTCTCTTATCGTCTTTTCCTTGTTCAATTTCTTATTAAAATTACTTGCTTGAAGATACATAATAATGGTTGCCAAGCATAAGTTATAAAATGTACTAGCATTTGTATGTATTGTAAAGATGTTTAAGCAGGTTTCACTGTTTATACTATTCATAGTAGTCGTGAGTTTAAAGACAACATTCCACTAGAATTGGACAAGTAATTTTATCTAAAATTAACTAATTAAAAATATAAAATATGGAAAAAACAGTTTTTCAAATAAACGATAATGTTTATTTTATCTTAAATCAAAAAATTAAAAATGGTAAAATTATTGATATTAAACAATCTAAAAGCGTATACCCAATACTAGTAGAAACAAAAGATGATGGGTATTTTTCGTTTACTAATGATGGTAAATTTTTAGAAGGTGATAAAAAACCAAAATTATCATTTACTCCTTATGAAATTAAATATGAAGGATTTAGCCAAGAAAGACCATTACCAGATATTAAAGAAAATACTTTAATATATGTTAGACTATTTAATGGAGGACCTTGGGAAATGAGATATTTTTCACATTTTGATAAAAAAGGAAATTGTTATGTTTTTTTAAATCAAATGAAACGATTATTAAATTCATTATATGATACAATTTCTGTTTCAGAATATTCATTAACAAATCCATTATTATGATAACAATAATATTTATAGTTTTAGGAACAGGTTTATTGTATTATCTAAATAAGAAACAATAATTTAAAACGATTTAAAATGATAACAATAATATTTATAAGTTTTTTATTAATTTATATTGGTATAGTAATAGGTTTTATTAAAGATTGCTATGATTATATAAATGAAAAAAACAATTGTAAAATTATCTCAAAGATAATTGCATTTATTATAATTTGTTTAATAATGACTGTATTAAGTTTAATTTTAATAGGCTTTAGAATAAGTTATAAATATATACTTAACAATAAATAATAATTTATAACCAAACATAGCTGGTTGTTTTTGATTATATTCATAGAAAAGTTTAACTTGAAGATAAAAGTAAAGTTGAAATACCTTAACACTTAGGTAATTTGGATATAAGTGATAATCAAAAGATTTTAGGAGATAGTTCATACCTTAGAGTCGTTTACGTCTTGATGGTAGAGAATTGTAAAGCATACTTGAAAATACTAATATTAGACATAGCACTACTTACGAGGGCCAATGTACATTTAGCTGTACATCGTAGTAACAGTAGGAACATTAGTATATAATCTAAGTAAAGTATGTAGTGGCAGCTAAGTGTTAAACTATAGGAGTAATTACCTATGTATGCGGGAACTTAGCCTCAACAGTAGTAATAGTGTTGAGTAGTTGTTAAACTTGTTTGAATTAACATTCCTAAAGTAAATAACAACATTGTGCAACTGGAGTGATTACCAGTAACAAATAATTAAAATTAAATAATATGACTATAACAATTTTATACATTATAGCAACAATTAGTTTTTCAATTGCTTATATAATTAGTTTTAATAATTAAAGTAAAAGAAATATAAGTTCAATAATTTTAATTATTTTATTTATGTTTTTCTGTTTATTTTAGCCAGTATTTTTAGTAAGTGATATTGTTAAGAAACTTAATAATAAATAAATTAAAAATACCATAATCAGAGCATTATTCATATAAATATAATGTGGATACTGATTAACTCTCAATATGAGAGAGTTCTTACCTTAACTTGATTGTATAAGGTATAATTATTCTAACGGTGGTCGCCTGAATAATTAAATTAATTGCTCCTATAGCTCAATTGGTTAGAGAGTCAGACTCATAATCTGAAAGTTATAGGTTCGAGACCTATCGAGAGCACATTAAAATGATTGTATTACTTAATTTTTTGTGTGTGTATTAAGGACAATTATTTAATACCCTAATTATAGGTTTAATTAGGGTTTAATTTATTTTATAATAAAAATGAAAACAAAATACATTAGATACACAAGAATTTTAAAACATACAATACAATATTTTATAACATGGAATGTAATCTATTGGTATGAAGTTCAACATTATTATTATATGAAAAAATTTAGTGATATAAATTAATAAAATTTATATTATTTAAAATGCCTCAATGGTGGAATTGGCTATACACGCAGGACTTAAAATCCTGTTACTCTTAATTGGGTTTGTAAGTTCGAGTCTTACTTGAGGTACTTAATTTTTAAAGTTATGAATTATAAACAAATCAAAACTCCTTGAGGTGGTTAGTAGAAATACTATTTAGGTCAACCTTTTTCTAATAATAATTAAAAACAAATAATCATGAAAACATTAATTTTAACAATTCTATTAATAATCACTATTTCTTGTAAAAAAAAAGAAATTAAAGTGGAAGAACCACCAGTAATTACATTAAAAGATAGTACTTATGTAAATATTAAAACCAAACAATTATGTAATAATATTTATTATGATACTCCAGGTACAATTAAAGTCTATGAGAGCTATCCAAATGCTATTATTGGTACTTATACTACACAAGTATTAAAAGATGGCTCTATTGGTCTAAAAACACTTAAATTAGACTATAAATACAATAAGTATTATTATGTTACATTAACAGGTAATCTTAATTGTAATTCAATAGTAATTAATAAGACTGTTATAGATAGTTTCCTTAATAAACAAAATGATACTACTAATTTAACAATAATATTAAAATAACATGAAAAAACAAGAAGTACCTTTAAGGGCATTTTTAGAAAGTGCACCTTATGAAGTCCTGAGAGCTTCAATGCAAGAAAATCTCAACCACAATAATATTATGTTTAACAGAGGTTTAAAACAAGGCGAGAATTACGCTAAAGTTTATTCAAATCTTATTAATCATAATAATATGAAGAAAGAATTTACTCATACACCACAAGAAGTTAAAGCTTTACGTGAATTTAAAGCTATGTTTAAAAGCAAAGCATTTAATGTTAAGCATAAGATTCAACAAGCCCGTGAAGAACTTAAAAAACAAATTCTTGGTTATGCTCAGGATAAAAATTTTAATCCACAAATGAACATAATTTTTAAAATAATTTAAATATGGGAGGAATAATATATATTATAATTGTAGTAGGTATTATTGCTTTTATAATAAAAACAATAAGAAATGAAGAAGATAATAATGATGATTTGGGTAATAATATTATCTAATCAAAAAATAATAGCTCAGGATAAAACTAAAGATGATATTAAAATATCATTCAATGTATATTTAGATAATAAAAAAGTTGAAACAGATTCTATTCAAGTAGGATTTGTTTCAACTCATAATAAAACTTTATATACACATCATGCTTATATTAGTAATAGCTTTGTAACATTTTTTAAACCTAATAGAGTTTATAATATGTTTATTAGCCATCCTAATTATAAAAAACAAATTATTAAAATTAATACGTTTAAGATTAAATCTGATAGTATTAATGTGTATTTAAATAAAACTTAAAAACATTAATTAAATAAATTAATATAATAAATCACTAAAATATCATTAAACTTTAAATTATACAATTAAGTATTAGTGCAATGTTATTAATATTAATTTATTTAATTATAATAAACAAACAAATAAATAAACAATTAAAAAATCAATTATGAAAACAGCAGTAATTATTACAGCAAATCCTAACACAAATGAAGTGTTTAACATTAACAAAAATGCAGATGGAACTACCAAATTAGGAAAAGATGGTGAAGTTTGGGGTACTATTCGTGTTCAACAAACACAATTGGTAAAAAATGGTAACATTTTACAACCAAAAGTGATTTCGGCACTTATTCCAATTTCACAAAAAAGCTATGATGTAGCTAAAACTCTTTTAAAAGAGGGTTCTGAATTTGGTGGTCAAATCGTGCGTAAAGAAACTACAGAAACCAATGCTGATGGAAGTCCATTATTAGGTTATCGTGAAAAACGTGCAGGTTCTGAAGAAAACGCTCCATTATGTACTGTTGGTGGTAAAACTATTTACCAAACAACTTTCCATACAGAAGATATGAGTGTGAGTAACGAACTTGTAGCTCATGATAATGTTACCGAATTAAAAGCTTTCAGAGCAGCACAAGTTTCAGCTCCTTTAAATGTTGCAGGTAACTAAAATTTATTAACCTGGAAATAAAGCCTATTATTAATTTAATAGGCTTTTTTATGTTCTTTAATATATAAAAGTGTATTATTGTGTAAAGGTAGCACTAATGCAAAATAAGCATTTGTATGAGTTCGATTCTCATTGATACACCTAAAGATAACTTGGTCTAGTGGTAGGACTCTCGGTAGCGGACCGAGAAACATCAGTTCGAATCTGGTAGTTATCCTAAAGTAATTAGTAGCTCAGTTGGTTAGAGCGTCACTTTCGTAGAGTGAAGGTCGTGTGTTCAATTCACACCTAATTACCTAATTTAGTTCTATAGCTCAAAGGATAGAGCCTTGGTTTTCTAAACCAATTATCTAGGTTCGATTCCTAGTAGGACTACTTATTAACAAATTAAAATTAAATAAAATGAATAAAAAAGATTTAAAACCAGGAGATATTATCGTTAAAAATGATATGTTTATAAATAAAATTGTTAGTATTGATGCTGATAATCTATATAATACAATTAGTTATTATATAGATTTATTACGGTCAAGCTTTATTAATTGTAGTTTTAATAATCAAACAGTAAAGATTGGTGATAAATTAAGATTAGCAACAGAAGAAGAAAAACATTGGCTTAATGAATGTATTAAAGCTAGTAAATTTATTAGTAAAGATGAAGCATTAAAAAATTTCATACCTGAAAAATTTGCTGTTAAAAATGTTAATCGTTGTTTAGCAGGATTATTATCAGATTATAAACTTCATGGTAATACACCAGATTATTATTATCATTTTGATGAAATTGGAAAATTTGTTAGTTATACCTTATTGCAAGGTTATACAGAAATATCGTTTGAACAATTTAAAAAATATATACTTAAATTAGATACTGATGAAGAAATTATTGATAAAACAATAAGCATTAAAAGTATTCAAAATGAATTATTAAAACATTATGAAAAAGATGATGTTAATGAAATTATTAATATTATAAATAAAATAAAATGAGAAAATTTAGACATAAAATAACAGGAGATATAGCATTTGAATTAAATTCAACTGATTATTACTCACTAGAAAGCGATATTACAAAAATACCTTCTAAATTAGTAGAAAATTCTAATGATTGGGAAGAAATAGTTGAATATCCATTATCAATTACTGATTTAAAAACTGGTACGTTTTATACAACTGAATATGAAAATCAAGGTAAATACACTTTTAGACAAGGTTGTGATATTTATTATTCACATCAACATAATTCATTGTATAATTTAAATGGTGATTTTACTAATTCAAATGGCTTTTATAATTTTAGAGAAGCTACTAATGAAGAAATTATAAAATTAATTCCTGAATATATTAAAATAACAAGAGAATTTAATAGAACTTTAAGATGGTGGAAGGTTGGTCATATTTATAATGTTCAATATCTTAAAAATAATAATTTAAAAGTTTATCATAAAGAATTATTGGATAATTCTACATCTATTAATAATATTTTTTATGTACCAGCAACTAAAGAAGAATATGATGCTCAATTTGTTAAAAAAGATTATGAAATATTAAGTTTTAAAAGTAAATTTGGAAATGAAATTTATACTAAAAATGAAGACAGTTTATTTACAAATGGTAATATAAAACCTAGTACTATAGAAGAAATGTTAGATATTAATAAAACTAATATTATTTATTCAGTTAAACGTTTATATGATGGTGAAATATTTACTATTGGTGATAAAGTAATGTATGAAAATAGTGGTGATATTTTTATTATAAATTATTTTACATTTTATGATAAAAAACAAACTAAAATAGTAGCAGGTAATTCAATTGCTACAGACCCGGATAATTCTGATTGGAGTATTATTAATACTCTTATCAAATATAAGAAACAACCATTATTCAAAACAGAAGATGGTGTAGATATTTATGAAAATGATGAATATTATTGTACAAATCATCAGTATAATTTATATGGTCCATTTAAAGGAGTACTTAAATTTAATGTTTCTAAAACTTTTTCAACAAAAAAAGGTGCTGAAGCATATATTATTATGAATAAACCATGTTTATCATATAAAGAGTTAACTGAAAGAGATTTTATTAAACCTTGTAATCGTAACACATTACTTGAATGGATTAAAGCTAAATTATAAAATATATGGGAGTTAATATAGAATTAAGGTCGCGGGATAGTCTATATTGGTTAAAAGCCAAAACTCCCACATTATTTGGGCCAGCCAGGTATTGCCTTATAACAACAATTAAAATAAGTAAGTAGTGAGATGTTTACTATCACTTAAATCTATGTTTACAGCCTTTTATCAGGCAATGTGGTAATCACTAACGAATTAGGTTCAAAAGCAGATTTGGCCTTTTTAGTTAAAAAACAAAATGCTTCTGCAAAAGTTATTAAATTAACAACTGCTGTTGAAGCAGAACTAGAGTTAGCTGCCTAGATTCAACAAAGTGTGGTCAATTATAGTTTTATATATTAATTATAAAAGAAGCATTAAAAGCATTTAAAAATATAATAGTCTGTATTAGACGATAAACTTATACTAAACTTATAGAAAGTTTTAAGAATTGTTATGAGAAACGAGTGTTCGATTCACTCCTGGTCCACGGCGGCAGTGGTTTAAAAGTAACGCCTTAATGATAACTAGTTTATCAGAGTTCGAAGTGAATGCTGCGCTAATAGTAATTTAGTTTAAAGGCTAAAACATAACCCTGATGTGGTTAAGAAGTTGGTTCGATTCCTTCAATTACTACGAGTGAGATGATTATATATTTAAGTCCTATTATAAACTGCAATTTATATTAAATTATATGACATCTCCTTTCTTATTATTAACCAAATAAAAACCAGTTAGGCGTGTGCAAACCTGGTTTTTATTTAAAAATTATTATTATGATAAATTTATACTTAATTGAATCTAAACAAACTCAAAAATTTATTTTATGTAAAAATAGTACTCGTGCTGAAAAAATATTTATGAATTTAGTAAAATTAAATTACTATAAGCTATTAGATTATGATAATTTGAGTAATAGGGCTAAAGATAAATTAAATAAATTTATAAAAAATAAATGTGTTGTAATTAGAATAACTAAATTAAATTAAATTATGAAATCAATTAAATTAACAGAAGAACATAAAGAGAAATTACTTGAAATGTGTAAAGTATTATTTCCTAAATACACATTTATAGAATGGAATTTGTTAGGTAAAAAAGCTTGGGATGCTGGGTATTTAAAATATTATAAAGATTCAGACAAATATGCAAGTTTTATTCATTGGTTTGAATTTTGTTCAATACATTTATGTGAAAAAATATTAAAACCAAATATTAATAAAATGGAATTTTTTTGGGAAACTAATTTTTATGCTACTTTAAGTAAAGAACACAAACATCCAATAGATTATCTTTATGAAGAATTTAAAAAATTAAAAAAATGAAAATTATAAAAAAAATATTATGGTTTATAACACATAATTATAATAATACTTATTATATAGATAAAATCTATTACGAAAGTCTTAAATATTATGAATATACTGTATATAAGAAATATATTATTTGTTGTTTAATACCTGTATGGATTAAACATGATAATTATACTTCTTTAAATCCTTCTAAAATAAGTTACACAATGACTTATACTAACTGTACTGAAAAATTAACAATTAAAAATTAATCAAATGTTTGGATTATTTAAAAATAAAAAAAAAGAAAATGATGTTGCTATAATAGGAGCAAGTTCTTCAGAAACTACTATATTTAATTTAACTGAGAATTACGTAAAAAAATATCCTAATGAAGTAATAATAATTCATAATGAATTTGAAAATGCTGCTGATAAGTTATTAATTGAAGCTAATAATATTATTAAAGAAGCTGAATCTAAAGATATTAATAAAGTTAAACGTCTTGAATCTTTAGGATTTACAAAAACTAGTCAAGTTGTTGAAATTCAACCGTTAATGCAAAAAGCTGAATTAAGTAAAGAACAAGTTGAACTTTTAAATTATTATAAAAGAGAATATCCTTTGAATAAATTTATTACTGAAGAACAAGTCCAAGCTATATGTTATAAATATAATTTAGTTTGTGGTGATGTTAATAGATTTAAAGGATTTGTACCTGAGAAGAATTTAAAAGAGATTGAAAGTTTTAAAGTAAAAGATAATGAAAAATCATTAACTTTTATCGAAGTTTTTACTTATAATGATACATACGTTGGTTTATTTTGTGGGAAAGATTTAGAAATTAGATGCCTTGCTGGTTATTATCATATTTATTCAAAAAGTGAAACAAAAAATTACGATTATTCTTTTCAGCAAAATAGTAAAATTTTAGCAGAAAAAGGTGAATTTTATGGAGTAGACTATAAAAATCTTTTCGGTTTAAAAGATAAAGGTTCTTTTAATATTAAAATTCAAAATAAAAATTTACAAATTTGTGCTCCTGTTAAAGATATGGACATTTCAGGTTTAGAGCTTGTAGAAGGTTATAAATTAAAAGAAATACATATTCCAGACCCAGTAGTATTACAACCCGTTAAAGGTGGTTATTTAATATTAACTAAATGGGGGGATGAAGCATCAGACCCTATATTACAAAATGAAATAAATAATTAAAAAAGAGATTTATGGAAAAAATTAAAAGTGAAATTGATAAATTGACAGAAAAACAAGCAAGCAAATATACTAAAATAAATAATGAAAAAATATTATTATTAGGTTCTTCTGAACAAGAAAATAAATTTTATGACCTTAAAAAAGCTTTAAGATGGGATGATTATGATAAAAAAATTAAAGAAGAAGATAATAAAGGTTTAGAAATTGATTTGGCTTCTAAAGAAAATAATTGTAAAGTTTTAAGTGAAGAAACTATACTTGAATATTGTATTAAAAACAATTATGTATTATGTAATTTAGATGAATATAAAGGTAAAATTTCTATTGAAATGTTAGAAGTATTAAATACATACTTGAAAAACAATGATATGAATATTGCTTCAGAAGCTAATTTAAATTCTTTATATATTTTATGTAGATTTAAAGATATTAATAATAACAACGTTGAAAAACGTTATAAAGGTAAAATACTACCTAAAATATTATTATTACATAAAATAGATAAAGGTAATAAATATAAAAATAATAATTACAGAGTAATAGATGAACAGGGAGAATTAAAAACTATTAGTAATTTTATTAGAAGTTTATATACAACTTTTACTAAAACAACTAATTTCTTTAGAGCTTTTATTACTTTTTTTATTATTAAATTATTATTCATATTACTTGGTTTTATTGTTATATTTAATAGTAATGATTTAGGAATTTTTCAAAATGGTATACTTAATAAATCAAGTTTGACTTTTTTGTATTTTTACATACCATTAATAGTTTTGATTTTTAAAACTATATTTCCTATAATGTTTGGTAAAGGTGATGAGTTTAATACATTTAATATACATAATGATAAAAATTATGAAAAATTAGAATATTCTTCAAAATATTTATTATGTTATTTACAAAGAAGATATATGAATGTTAAAAAATTTATACCTATAGTAAAATTAAAAAATCAAATATTTTATTGGTCTTTAATAATATTATTTATTTTATCATTTTTATTTTTAAACAGAATTCAAAAATTAATAATTTTAGATAAATATAAAAAAATTGAAATATTACAAAAAGAAGAACCTATAAAACCTGAAAAACCAAAATATTATACTAAAAAAATGTATATTGATGTATATAAACAACAAACAAAATTAACTTACACAAAAGAACAAATAACAAAATTAGGATATTTAAAATAAAAACAAATTATGAAAAAAATAATAAACTAAAAAAGATTGAAAAAGGTACTTATCATAAAATTTCAATACGTGCTTTATTTATTTGGATTATTTATTATTTATCAATATTAATTTACTTTAAAATTTAAAACATGCAAAACATAACAAACAATCATCCTTTATTTTTCTATTCAGAAATTAAAAGTACTTGGAAAAATCAAAAAATTACTCGTAAAGTAGCCTTTGCTGGAGTTTACGATAATAATACACTTAAAATTGGACAATCAATTTGCTCAGAAAAAGATATATTTGATAAAAAGAAAGGTAGATTAATAGCTCAAGGACGTGCTAATAAAAAACCTTTAGTCACTATTGACTTAAATATCCATAAGGATAAAAAAATATCAGATGTCTTTGTTGCTAATTGTAAAGAACTTTTAAAATAACAAATAATTATAATGCGGGGTAGAGCAGTAATTTTAATTAATTTTATAATTATACGCCCAATTTATAGTACTAATAAAATAAGATGTTTTAGGAGCTTCTACGCGAAGATGCATATTTCCTCCTGTAGGAGCTTCTGAAACATGTATTTTATAAATAGAATTTAATTCTGGACAATATACAATAAAAAAATCTATATCATTAATATAATTAGTTTTTTTACCTGTAAAACCATTAGTACTGGTAGTTTTAAAAACAACACAACCATTTACTAATCTTCCTGTTTTACATTGTATTTTAGATAATGTTTTACCATTATCTAATATCATATCATATCTACTATTATTTCCAAACGGAATTGATACAGAATGACCAGATTTTAATAAAAAAGCAAGTATTATTGCTTCAGAAATGTTACCTTTTGTTTTACTATTCATAATACAAAGGTAAATAAAAAATATCAAAATAAAAAATTTATTTTTATAAATTTTAAATTAGCTAATATGGAACAAAAAATAAGAAAAAAAAATTACATTAAAACTATGACATATATTCAACGTGTATATGATGAAAAATATGCAGAATATGATAAAATGTCATTAGATGAATTAAAAGCATTTTTTGAAGAGTCTAAAAAATCTAAATTAACACGTATTGGTGGTACTTATAAAAAAGCATTTTTAGATGTAGTATCTAAAAAATTACAAAATAAAGCTATTAAAGAAACAATAACTGTTAAAAATGAAGAAAATAAACAAGAAGAAACCATTGGTAGTTAATAAACTACTAATGGTTTTTAATAAATACCGTAAAATATGTATGTTAAATTAATAAAAGATATTAAAATAGGTAGAATTAAATATTTTAAAGGATTAGTTTTAAATTTAATTAATTCTATGGATGGTGTACATTATCTTTATTGTGGAGAAAAAATACCTAAAAGTTATACAAGTAGTTATCATATTAGTAGTGGATTAATAAGTATTAGTTATGTTTTTGAAAATTTACTTAGTGCTTTAGATTATTATAAAATTAAAAATATAAACCATTTATTAAATAATCCGTTATATTCTTTAAAAGACTCTTATAATACTTATCAGAATTCATTATTAATTAAAAATCTTAATAATTCTATAATAGAATATTATATGTTTGAAGAATTTAATTACCAGTATAAAGCACAAAGTTTTGATTCTATAATACAATCTAAAACAAATAGTATTTTTCTTCGTGTTTTAAATTTTTGTTTTGAAATGCTTGATAATAATAATAATACTATTATTGATTATATTAAAGAAGGTTATGATGGTGATGATTTAAATGATATTATTAATTATTTGGATAAAAAATCAGATTTAGATAACAATAATTTTAAAAAATATCTCAAAGAATTTGAATATCAAGAAAATATTGATTATATAATAGATTTAATTAACAAAAAATTAAAAGTAATTCAAGAAGATAAAAAGATTAAAGAACCTATTGATAAATTTGAAAAAGTTAGTGATAAACCTAAAAAAGAAATCTTAAAACAAAGAATAATTGCTAAAAAAAAATTAGATGATTCTGATTATTTAGGTTTTAAATTTATAGAACCTCTTACTAATAGACCACCTCTTGAATTTTAAAAATGGTAGTAATATATGATATAGAAACTTTAGCATCATGTTTCACTTATACAGATTACTGTATTGAAACAAAGAATATTTATCAAGCAGTATTACATAAAGATAGATTTGAATTATCATCATTTTATAATCATTTAAAAAAAATTAAAGGTCAAATAGGATTTAATAATTTAGAATTTGATTATCCTATTATTCATTATATATTAAAATGCTATAATGAATGGATATGTGAAAGAAGTTCTAATGAAATAATAATAGAAGATATTTATAATGAAGCACAAAGATTAATCAAATCTCAAAACAGTCCTGTTAAAGTTTATAATGCTATTAGAGCAAAAGATGTTATTATACAACAATTAGATTTATTTAAAATATGGCATTACAACAATAAAGCTCGTATGACTAGTTTAAAATCGTTAGAGATTAGTATGAATTATCCTAATGTAATGGATATGCCTATACATCATAATGATATTAATATTAGTTTAGAACAAGTTGATGGTATATTAGAGTATAATTTAAACGATGTAATGGCTACTTATGAGTTTTATAATAAATCTTTGGCCAAAATACAATTAAGAAAATCACTTAAAAAACAGTATAATATTGATTGTTTAAACTGGTCTGATAGTAAAATAGGAGAAGAATTGATTTTAAAGCTTTATTCTAAAGAAAATGATATTACACCTTATGAACTTAAAAATCTACGCTCAGAAAGGCTAAAAATAGCCTTAAAAGACATTATTTTAGATTATATTTCATTTAATTCATCTGAATTTACTAATTTGTTAAATTATTTTAAAAATAAGGAAATAACTGAAACTAAAGGTTCTATTGAATGCTCAGTAATTTATAAAGGTTTTAAGTATGATTATGGTACTGGTGGAATTCATGGTTCTGTTAAATCTGGAATATATGAATCAGATAATAAATATATGATTATTGATGCTGATGTGTCTAGTCTTTATCCAAGTTTAGCTATTACTAATGGATTTTATCCTGAACATTTAGGTTTATCTTTTGTAGAAATCTATAAATCTATTATTACTTTAAGATTACAGGCTAAAAAAGAAGGTAATATGGTATTATCTGATGGATTTAAACTTGCTGCAAATAGTGTTTATGGTAAATCTAATGATAAACATAGTTTTTTATATGACCCTAAATTTACAATGGCTATTACAGTTAATGGCCAACTATTACTTACTAAATTAGCTGAATATTTAACTAATATACCTGAATCAATGGTAATTCAAATTAATACGGATGGTATTACAATGAAAATACCAAGAAATCATGAGCAAGTATATTATGATATTTGTAAAGAATGGGAAAAAGAAACTAAATTACAGTTAGAATATGTAGAATATTCTAAAATGGTTATTGGTGATGTAAATAATTATTTAGCAGTAACTACTAAAGGTAAAATTAAAAACAAGGGTAGATTTGAAGTGGATAAAGTAGTTGGTAGTGAACCAGCTTACCATAAAGATAATTCTTTTAGAATTATACCATTAGCTTTACAAGAATATTTTGTAAAAGGTACTCCTATTGAAGATACTGTTAAAAATCATACTAATATATATGATTTTTGTGGTCGTCAAAAGTTTAAAGGTGAAGATTGTGGTTTTATAAGATTCATTAATGATGATAAAATTACAGAAGAAATACAACAAAAAAATGTTAGATATTATATATCTAATAGAGGTGCTAGTTTTATAAAAAACTATGCAAAAGGAAGCCAAGAAATAATAAATAAAGGTTATTTGGTTACTATATTTAATAAATATATTGAAAAAAATATTAATAATTACAATTTAAATTATGAATTTTATATAAAAGAAATAAATAAAGAAATAAATAACATAATAAATAAACAATTAAGTTTGTTTTAAAAAATGAAAAGTATATATAATACTCAAAAGTGGAAAGATTTAATTAATAATGACGATTTGAAACTTTATGAAGTTTTAAACGATGATTTTTATGAAATAGGAAATGCTACAAATAAACAAGATAATATTTACTGTTTTTCAAAAACATCATTAAATAATGATAATAAACAATATTATTATATTGATAATCTTGGAAATGTTAGAAATATTAAAACAATTAAAAAATTTAAAAATTTTAAACTTATAAATAAACCATATTTTGATAAAAACGTAATATCTTGTTTTATTAAAGTTAAAATTATTAATTACGAAAAATCATCAGAATTATTTGGTTATAAACCAACTAAGAAAGCAATGTTTGAGTCTAAAATATCAGATAATAATAAAAATAACAATTTTTTATATGATATTGAAGAAATTTGTGAAAATTTTGTATCTAAAAAAGATGGAAAAACCTATAATGTAGTAGTTTTAAAATTAAAAAATGAAAACAATGAAATTATTAAAAAATTAAAATTTGTAGAAGAAGATTTAGAATTTATTTATCCTGATTTATATAAATTCTTTAAATCTATTACTGTTCCTAAAGATAGGAATATTAAAAATGGTTCTATTTGTAAAATTATTGATGATAGAAAAATACCTATTTCAAGAAATAGTGTAGTTAAAGTTATTAATATATCATCTTTTAATACGAAAACAAAATTACTTAATGGTAAATTAACAAAAACAAAATCTTATGCTCATGTATTATTTGATAATAAAGAATACACAATTAATAGTAACAAATTAAAAGTAATATAAAATGATTAAATTAAAAAAAAAATTAACTAAAAAAGTTAGTACTTTAACTTCTTTCAGACCAATGATTAGAAGCAGACATCCTTCACATGATGTTTTAAGAAAAAATCTACCATTATTACCTTTTAGAAGTGTAGTAAGATTAGGTAGCACAACTACAATAACTGATGGAAAACAGCGTGTAGAATGTAATACTGTACAATCAGTTAAAAATAGTGCTAGTAAATTATTAATGAAACAATGTTTTACTAGAGTTGGTGTTAAAACTGCTGATTGGTGGACATATCCAAATACACATAATGTTTTTACAGCACATGTATATGAAAATGGTGGTAGAGGTTATTTTACAGGAGCTACTGATATTATTAATTTACCATATCCAATTATTTGTAAATCACTACATGGTTCAAGGGGTGAAGGTAATTCGTTGGTTAAAAATCAACAAGAATTAGAAACATTTATACAAAATAAAACTCTTAGTAATTATATATTTGAAAAATATTATACTTATTCAAGAGAATATCGTATTCATGTTACAAATGAAGGATGTTTTTATACTTGTCGTAAAATGTTAAAAAATGGTACTCCTGAGAATTTAAAATTTCAAAGACATGATGATAATTGTGTGTGGATTTTAGAAACTAATCCTTCATTTAATAAACCTGTTAATTGGAATGAAATAGTTGATGATTGTGTTAAAGCTCTTAATTCATTAGGTTTAGATATTGGTGCTTTTGATGTTAAAGTTCAAAGTGCTAAAGACCAAAAAGGAAGAAATAGAACTAAATGTGAATATATTATTATTGAATCTTGTAGTGCACCAAGTTTTGGTGATATTACTGCTCAAAAATATATTGAACAAATACCTAAAATACTTAAAAGAAAATATGGACGATAGTAAATTTAGAATTCTTGAAAATAGATGTTTAAGTTATCAAACTTCATTATTTACAAGTAATTCTGCAAATTTTAAAATATTAAACGATTATATTAATGAATTTTTAAAAAGAAATAAAAAGTCAAAAAATGAGTATGCTGTAAATGTTGTTTTAAATAGAACATATGCCGGTAATAATTATTGTGATTTTGTTATAAATTTTAATGAATATCGTTCAGAAGAATATATTAATAATTATACAGCACATGATAATTGTAAAATAATTCTTAGTGAATTATTTGGTAATTGTTCTACGGTTTGTTTACATAATATTTTTGCTAATAATAGTGACCAAATTCATGATATAATGATTACTGCTGAAAAAATAATAAATTTATTAGGTTATAGTACAGCATTATATACAGTTTCTAATGGTGTTAGAGTTAATAATAATTTAGAATCTGAATATTTAATTAAATTTAATTGGGAAGTGATTGATGAATATATTAATAAAAGAAATGATAATAATATTAAAATATATAGAAAAAAATTAAAAGGATAAAATATGAAAAAAGAATTAATTAAAAATTTTACATTAGGAAGCGACCCTGAAATGTTTTTATATTCGGAAAAACTTTCAAAATTTGTACCTGTTTGTGGGTTAGTTGGTGGAAATAAAGATTTAGGAATTCCTATTAATGAACACGAACCTCAATTTACAATTTTAGAAGATAATGTAGCATTAGAAGCTACAATGCCTCCAGCAATTTCTAAAGAAAAATGGCTTACAAATTTTAAATTTGTAAAAGATTATTGTTTTGAAACTATATTAAAGCCTTTAGATTTAATTCCTATGTATGTTGGAGCAGCAAGATTTGAACTTGCAGATTTAGATAGTCCTGAAGCTCAATATATGGGTTGTAGTACTTCTTATTCAGCATGGAATAATGAATCTCATATTGTAAATAGAGATGATTTAACATTAAGAACTGCTGGTATGCATGTGCATGTAGGTTATGATAATAACAGTCCTGAAGTAAGTATTCAACTTATTAAAGCTATGGATTTATTTTTAGGCGTTCCTAGTGTATTATTAGACCCTGATACTGAAAGAAGGATTATGTATGGTAAAGCTGGTGACCATCGTTTAAAACCTAAATATGGTGTAGAATATCGTGTTTTAAGCTCATATTTTATGTCAACTGATGAGTTATTAGGTTGGGTTTATGATAATGCTGTAAAAGCCATAGAATTTGTTAATTATGGTGGTATTATTACTAATCCTGAAGAAATTATTAAGTGTATTAACACTTGTGATAAAAAAATGGCTAAAGAAATTATTGAAGATTATAAAATTAATGTATTAGAATATGCTAATTAAATATAAAAAATATAACAATTAAATATTATGTAATAATATGTGTGGAATTTTGATGATTCGCTAAAAATGTGTATATTAATAGTATGGAAAATACTACAAAATTATGCAGAAAATGCAATCAACAAAAACAATTAACAGAATTTCACAAATGTAAAATTCATAAAGATGGATTATATAATCATTGTAAATCTTGTAAAAAAGAATACGATTTATTATATAGACAAGGTGAAAAAGTTCAAAAAGCTCAAAAATCTAAAGAATATAGAAATAGGAAAAGAGAGTACGTAAAGTATATATCTACTACAGACCCTAGAAAAATATTATATGCTTCGGCAAAACAAAGAGCAAAAAAGAATAATTTACCTTTTAATATAGAATTATCTGATATTATAATACCTGAATACTGTCCTATTTTAGACATTAAACTTGAAAGAAAAGAATATGGAAAAGGTGGAAGTTTTCAACCTAATTCACCAAGTCTTGATAAGATAATTCCCGAGAAAGGCTATGTTAAAGGAAATATAATGGTTATATCCATGAAAGCAAATATAATAAAAGGAAACGCAACAATTAATGAATTATTAAAATTTTCGGAAAGTATGATAAATTTAATTAAAAATAAAGGATATGGTAGTAGTTAACATATTTTTAGGAATAATCCTATGGAACTTGATTGTATCAAGTTTAAGCTACAAATTTAAATTAAAAAAAGATAAACTATACTGTGGTATGGTTGGATTTAGTGGTAAAAATAATTTTGACCTTGATAAAATAAAAACACTTATCTATATAAATAGTATAGAAAGAGGTGAGGATTCTACAGGATTCTATAGTCCAAATAATGGACTTAAAAAGTGTTTAGATAAAGGTTGGGATTTTGTTACTTCTGATAAAAATAAAATAGAATTAGATACTGTTTTTATGGCACATGTTAGAAGTGCTACTGTAGGATTTAAAACAGATGTTGCAAATGCTCATCCTTTTAAAAGAGGTGAGTGGATTTTACAACATAACGGTACTTTAAAAAACCATTATCCATTACTTAGAAAATACAAATTAAAATTTGCAGATTATAATGTTGATAGTGATGTTATTGCAGGAATGTTAGAAGCTGCTGGTGATTTTAGACCTTTATCTGAAATAAATGGTAGCGCAGCTTTAATTAT